TGCCGCTCGAGTCCACCACGTCGGCGCGCGGGTCGCCGAAGTCGTCGGCGGTCTCGGACTGCAGGTAGTACCGCACGAACAGCCAGCCGCCGTGCACGGGGCGGTCGAGCGGCGCGCGGTAGAACGGCTGCTTGCTGGTGGTGTTCTGCCAGCCCCGGGTGAAACCGAGGGCGAGGAGCCCGCTGTCGGTGATATCGGTCGGCGTCTGGCTGTTGGCGACAACCTTGGCGTCGTCGGAGCGGTCCTTGCCGTAGACGTACTGGTTGGGCAGGGTTCTGGCGAGCGGCACCCCGGTAGCCGGATAGGCGATGCCCTTGTACGAGGTGATGAGGCGCTGCAGGTTGCGGTTGCCACCGGACGGCGCCGAGCTGGCCATTGACTCGCCATGCAGGGTCTGGTCGACCGGGTTGAACCACAGGCGATAGGCGGCCTCCGCATTGAGGTCGGAATAATCCCACTCCGAGAACATCAGGCCGTCGGGCGGCGTGTAGGACACGCTGCTGCTGCCGTCCGGGGTGTAGGAGCTGAAAGTCGGCACCAGCAGCTTCGTCCCCTCCTGGCAGATCGGGCGGTAGGAGGCGAAGTGGTATTGGCTCTCGACCGCGTCGGTGAGGGTGCTCAGCGCGGAGCCGTTCGAACTGATCAGCACGAATTCCAGCACCGTGGTGCCGATCGTGATGGATGTCACCGAGGCCGGCAGCCGGTAGCTTTCGCCGGCATGCGTGCCGGCGGAAACGGTGAAGGCGCTGTTGAGCAGTTCGGCCGGCGTATCGGCATCCGTCGCCCGCAAGGCGGCGCCCGACGCCTGCACGACATAGGCTCCGTTCGCGGCGTCCGCCGGCTCTACGGCGCGCAGGAAGCGGTCGCCGGTGGCCAGCGTCAGGCCGTCATAGGTGTCGCCGTTCTCGAAGGCCGTCGCCAGCGACGCCGTGGTGGTGGCGAGAAAGCGCACCGCCTGGTGGTAGTTCGGCGCGGCCGAACCACCATTGGCGATAATGCCGTCGAGCTCATTGCTCAGATCGTTGATGTCACCCTGCGCCGAAGCGATATCGGCGACGGCGGCCGTGACATCGGCCACCAGCTCGTCCGTCACCGCCTGGTTGGCGTTGAAGGCCTGCTGCAGCAGGTCGCGCGACGGGCGCTTGTTCGGGTCGGGCGGGTTGCCATAGAGGGCCGACCGCGCCAGCTCTGCTGCCGTGCTCATGGGATGCGCTCTCAGATCTTGAGGATGTAGACGGTGATGCCGCCGAGCGACACGCCGGTGCGGTTTTCGATGTAGAGGTTGCCGTCGGCGCCGGCCCCGAAGTTGAGGCTGCCGTCGGTCCCCGTGGTGCCGGCGAGGGTGCCGGCCTGGTAGGTATCCGTGACCCCGACCGACGCGATCTTGGCACATGCGTTGGAGGTCGCGGCCGTGCGGCAAACGAATGAGCCGCCTGCCGTTCCGACGTTGCGGTGCCAGAATACGATGGCGCCGGTGGTGCCCGTGCCGAGCGGCACGGATGCAACCCCATCATCGGCGATGGTGCCGACGGCGACGGCGAGTCCACTGTTGGTCAGCAGGGTCGAGCGAGTGTAGAGCTCGGTGAAGTTGGCGTTGACCTTGTCGTAGGCGGTCCGCAGCGGGTCGCCCGTGCCGTCGTTGGGGGCGGCGCCGATACCTATGCTCTGCTTGCTCATGCTGCATCCGCGGTAAAGAGGGAGGAGTCGGCCCGGATGGACGTGCTGTCCGCAGTGAGGTGCGCCGCCGCGAGGACGGTGACCGGCACCGAATAGTCGCCGTAGTTGCCGCCGGAGGTCACGGTGCGCCAGTGCACCTCGTAACTGATGCCGGCGTTGACCTGCGGCGACAGGGCGGTGAGGTGCGGCAGGTCGGTCTCCATGGCCTGCCAGGTCGTGCCGCCGTCGCTCGAATACTCGAATTCGTACGTGTAGATCGGGCTCGGCGGTGCATCGAAATCCGCCTCGAGGCGCAGCGCATTGCCGGGACTGCCGACAATTGGCACGGCCACCACCACCACGCCGGTCGCCGCCGGGATCGCGGTGTCGAAATTCGCCACATCGCGCCGCGGGCGGTCGCCCTCCTCGACCTCGAGCAGCGTCCAGGTGTCGGCATCGACCGGCACCGCCGAAAACGAGCCGGTCATCGTCTCGAGGTCGATCTCGACCGGCGTCGTGATCATGTGGGGCCCGGTGAAATCCTCGTCATAGGCGAGGCCGATCAGCCGTTCGCGCCGCGCCAGCAGCGAGCGGACGCCGATGGTGGGGCCAAGGCGGTAAGCGGACTGCGCCGCCGTGCCGATGGCCTTAGCCAGCCGCATCGCTTGATTGTGGCCCTGGCAGGCGTCGACCGTCACCTGCAGCAGGTTGGGCGTGGTGCCCTCGACAAAGTAGCGCGGGTTGAGCCAGGGCGCCGCCGGCTGCAGGATGTAGCCGTAATCCGGCTCGGTATAAGTCACCACCACCCCGTCGAGCGGCGCCTCGCCGTCCTCGACCGTCTGGCTCGCCATGGCGAGGATGTCGCGGCTGGTGAGCGCCAGCGTCGGCTCGGCCCAATGCCCGACCTTGAGATAGACCCGGCCCTCGTCGTCGTAGAGCACGATGCCGTCGCAGGCGCCGAGGATCAGCTGCTCGACCTGGGCCGGGGCCTTGTCCTCCTCGAACACGAGGCCGGCGGTATAGCGCGGCCATGCAACGCCATTCTTGTCGTGCACCACCTCATCGCAGAGGTCGGCCTCGGCCGCGATCATGTCCCAGGCGATGCGGTCCATCGGCATCGCGAAGCCCTGCGCCCGGAAGCGGTTCCAGGCGAACAGCAGGGCCGGGTTGCGGGAGGCGCCCCAGGTCGACGGATCGTCGTAGTCGGTCGTGTCGAGCCGCGGGTCCGGCATGCGGGCGAAGCTGCCGATCAGCTGCACGCCCGGCTCGCCGAGCCGGAACGCCCCCTGCTGCCATTTGTAGACGTTGGGCTCGGTGTCCGAATCGACGGGGTCGATCTTGACGATCGAATAGGTGGCGCCGGCGAGCTTGTGATCGTCCGTCCAGGCCGGGAAGGCGAGCTTGAAACCGGCGAGCGGCGGCGGCACCGGGTCGGCAGTCGTGTAGGTCTGCACCCAGACGCTATAAAACGGGTTGCTGCCCTGCCCGATGCCGAGGATGCCGCCCGACATGGCGTGGAATTCGGGGTTGGTGACCCGGTGCGAGCCGTCGAGCGTCACCTCGACATCGTCCAGCAGCACCGTGTCGAGGTGCACCAGCTCCTCGTCGCAATGCACCACCAGGTACCAAAAAGCCCCATCCTGCGCGAAGGCGCCGAACAGCGCCTGGCCGCTGACCTTGACGGTGCCGGCGGCATGGCGCCTGAGGCCGGCGTCGATGCGGACGTTGTAGACCGAGGTGCCGGCCGGTCGCTGCTGGAAGCTGTTGATCAGCAGCGAGGCGCCGATCAGGGCGATCGGCACCACGTTGGCGCCGATGAAGCCGGCGATGATGCTGCCGATCGTCGGCAGGCCGAAGATCTCGCCGCCGCCCAGGAGCCCGATCGAGGCGCTGATCGGATCGGCCGTTGCCTCGCTCGACCAGAGCAGCCAGGTCGTGACGACGTTGCAGGCCAGCCGCCGCCAGTTCACCGCCACGCCCCCAGCAGCCCGACCCGGTTCATCCGCAACTCGAGCACCCCGCGCCCCTCGAGCCGGAAGGCCGCCAGCTCGCCGAGGCAGAGCCCGCCGATCCCCTGTTCGCCCAGCGCCGCGACAATTACGTCGCCGCGCACCGGCGTCTCGACGGCAACCATACCGGCGCCAGTGAGGGCCCGGCCGAGCCCGATCGCCGCTCCGCCCGCCGCCTCGAGCAGGCGATAGGCGCCGGCCCGGTCGGCATAGTTCCCCCGCCACGGCGCCCCCGGGTCGCGGCCGCAGAGCTCGCTTGCATAGCTCATCACCGACATCAGGCAGTCGCTTTCGCCCCAGGCAAAGGCGGTCCGCCGCCACTCCCTGAGGGTGTCGGCGAGTAAGGCTTCGCGCGCGATCATGGGAAGGTCAGCGTCTCGTTGGCGATGCTGGCGACAAAGCCGCAGCCATAATCGGGATCGACGCCGAGCAGGGCGGCGCGCTGCTGCTGGCAGGTGTCGGTATAGGTGCCGCGCGGCGCCCGGGAGCCGCCTACGCTGCCGCCCTTGGCAAGCGCCTTGACCCCATAGGCGCGGACGATTGTGCCGTCGTCCGACCTGGTAAGCAGATCGGAAAATGTCGCCGACTGTATGACATACTCGCCGAAGAAGCTGACCGGCGTCGTGGGCCGCAGCCCCTCGCCTGCCAGCACCACGGCCAGATAGCAGGTGATGGTCCGCCGCGCGGCCTCCTCGCGCTCACCCTTGATGGCATCAAACGTCGCCTTGTCGAGAAACGGGAAGCCGAACTCCAGATCCTCCTCGGCACCATCGCGGCCGTCCGCGAAGGAGGGCACAGAATGGTGGTCGCGACCAGCGCCGTCGACCGTGCCCAGCCACGTCCGCCCATCACTGGTGAACAGTCGCCCCTGCCCGCGCCAGAAGCGCTGCGGGCCACTGGCGAAGCCGTACTCATAGAGCCGGGCGAGGGACAGCCGGAGGTCAGCGTTGTCGCTGGCGGCCCCAACCACAGCGCTGATCACCTCCGCGAAAGTACTCATACCAGCGCCTCGACGAAGGTGATCGAGCCGGGCTGGAACCAGCGGTTCGAGCGGAACAACTCGAGGAAGGCCGAGGCGTCCTGTACCGTCGCCAAGAGGTTCGGCCGGAACGTGACGAAGTCGCCGATCGCCACGTCCGCCCGCAGCGGCGGCGTCACCGTCAGGTCGACGCCGGTGTCGGTCGCGACCGCCGCCATCACCAGGTAGGCGCCGGCGCCGGTCGCCCGGCCGAGGAACAGCGAGGGGTCGAACGTCACGGCCCCGATGCTGAGCACCGTCGAGCCTTCAGCCACCGCGGCGACGGCGCCGATGCCCGGCTCGAACGCCCAACCGAAGCCGTTGTCCCATGGCTGGCCATTGTCCCAGTCGATCCCGTCGCCGTCGTCATCGGCAATGCCGAGCTCGGCCGCCGACAGCAGCTGCGGCTTGACCCGGATCGGCACCCGGAACACCGCCTGCGTCGCCATCATCGTCGCGAGCCAGGAGCCGAGGCCGCCGGCGCAGGCCGGCAGGGTGGCGAAGTCCACCTGCAGCATCGCCCGACCGCCCGGTACGCCATAAGCGATCAGCGCCGAGCTGAGGGTCATGCCGCCGTCGACTACCTGCGGCGCTACCCGAAAGAACCCGTCGCGAAACCGCACGGCCGCTGCCGGCCAATCGTAGATGGTGGGTGCGATTGTCATGTCAGCGCCGATTGACCGCGATGTTCTTCTGCCAGCCCTGCAGCGACTTGCGGGCCTCCGCCAGAGTGGCGCTGCGCGTCTGCTCGGCGGCGCCGCGGATCATCGCGACCACCGTCTGCTGCGATACCGCGCCCTCGATGTGGAAATGCTGCTGCAGCGTCACGTTGCCGCCGCCGGACCGGCTCGCCATCATCTTCGAGATATCGTGCGGGATGACCTGGGCGCCGCTCGGCAGGTTGACGATCTCGCCGCCCCGCTCGTTGATCCGCGCCAGCCCGCCCGGGGCGGAATTCGTGCCGTTGGCGAAATGCGGCACCAGCCCGCCGAGCAGCGAGCTCGCCAGCGAACCGAGGATGCCGCCTGCCTGCCCACTCGTGGCCGGCGCAGTGCCGAAGATGCCGGAAAGCGGCCCCTGCCCCAGCAGCAGCGCCTGCGCCCCCGCCGAGATCAGGCCATTGACGAAGTCGTCGATCGCCTTGTTACCGGTGTCAATCTTGGGAAGGACGTCGTCGAACGCCTGGTTGAGACTGTCGGCGAGGAACCCCGCCGCATCGCGCGTCGCATCGAGCGCCGTCTTCTGGTCGTAGAGCTTGGCCGCCAGGGCGCCTATCTTCTCGCCGGCGGCAGAGTTCGCGTCGACGCCGGCCCGGGCCAGTGCATTGGCGATAGCCTGCTCACGGTCGGTCTCTGTCAACGCGCCGAGTTGCAGCTTGAGCGAAGCGGCGACCTTGTCGATCTGCTTCTGCTGAGCGGCGGCGGCATTGGCATCGTAGACGCCCGCACCCGACCCAGCGCCTGACCCGGCTCCCGATCCCAGGCTGTCTGCGGCCTGCTTCCGGGCAGCGAGCACCGCCTCGATCTGCGCCTGCTCGTCCTGCATGGCTTTGGTCTGGTCTGCTGACAGTGTGGCGTGGACCACCATAGGGTTGCCCATCGGGATTTTGCCCCCGATCGGCACCTTCGACAGGTCCGGCTGCACTTTGTTGGCCGCAAGCAGCTGCTTTATCTGAGCCAGCCTGCCGGTCAGCACGTCGCTGGAACGGTCTTCGATGCCCTCGAATTGCTGGACGATCGCCCCGACAAAGCGGGCAATCTGGGCAAGGCCGTTCGCCGTGCTGATGAGCAGCGGCGCGAGGTCGATCAGTATTTCCTCGAACTGGGTCCGGAGGATTTGCGAGGCGGTATCGAACTTGTCGCCCAGCTCGTCGGCCCGGGCAATGAGATCGTCGGGGACGATCAGGCCCATATGCTTTGCCGAGACGAGCATTTGGTCGATCGCCTTGCCGCCGCCCTGGAACACATCGACCAGCTTCAGGCCGGCCTCGCCGAACGCCGCCGTGGCGATCGCCGCCGCCTTGGTTTTGTCCGTCTGCTTGTCGATGGCATCCGCGACGGCTTTGACCCGCTGTTCCTGCGACGCGCCATGCTGGATCTGCCGTGCCAGCTCCGGGTCGAGCTTTTCGAGCTGCGTCAGCATCCTGCCGGTGCCGGCAGCGGCAAGACCGGAATTCTTGTTGAAGGTTTCGAGCGCCCCCGAGATCTGGTCGATGCCGACACCGCCGAGCTGCGCCTGGTGGGCGATGCCCTGGAAGAACTCGGCGTCGAGCCCCGAAGCCTTCGCCTCGTCGTTGATCTTCGAGAAGTCCTCGATGGCGCGCTTGACGCCTTCGATCGCCCCCTCGACCGTTCCGACTGCAAGCACCGCCGGCAGCACCCCGCTGAGCAGGCCCTTGAAGGCATCCTTGCCAAAATCGAGCGACCGCTCGACGCTCTTGTTGGCCAGCAGGAAATCCGCCTCGACCTTCTTGGCCGATTTCGTGGCCTTGGCGTTCATGGCGGCAAGCTGCTTTTCGAACTTCGCCTGCGTCGCCTCGATGCGGACGAGCAGCGCTTCCGGCGTTTCCGGCATTTTAGAACCCCTCGATCCCGAGCTCGGCCGCTTCTTCGTCGGTCATCGCCGGCGGCTTGGCTTCCGCGCCATTGGCCGCGGCCCAGCCGTCGATCGCTGCCGTCAATTCCCACAGCGTCAGCGCATCGACCTCGCGCGGCCCGAGCCCGATCACGGCGCCGAACCCGTAGAATTTCGAGAACCGCCACTTGCCGTTTGGGAGCGGGTCGGGCTCGGCGCTGCCCTCCCCGCTCCGGCTTCCCCCACCGGGTCATCAGCCTCCCCGAACAGCGCCGGCGTCAGGACGGCGACCGCCAGCAGCACGAAGCGGCCGAGCGGCGTCACCACATGACGCTCGACCAGCTTGCGCGCCTCCGGCTCGGCCATGCCGCCGCCAATGAGACCGAGACGGATCGGCTGCACGACGTCGTCGACATGCCACTGTCCGGTCTGCAGCCGCCGCAGCACCCAGGGCGGCCCCGCATCGCAATGCTGCTGCAGGGCGCGCAGCTCGCCGATGCCCAGCTGGAACGGGTGCTCGCCGCCAGCCCAGATCAGGTCGATCGCCGGCATCAGGCCGCTTTCGCCGTGCGCGCCGGCAGGCCATCGAACTCGATCGAGATATCCGCCGTGGTGCGAGCGCCCTTGGTAACGGCATGCGACAGCTTCGTCAGGTAAGCCGGCCCCGTCTCATATTCGGTGTCGCCCACCGCCGCCTTGGCGTGATGAACGCGGATATTCTTCGACTGGCCGGAATACCACCAGTCCATCATCGTTTCGTGGCTCTGTGAGGACCAGAGGCCGGAGCCGGAAATCGTCACCTCCTGCGACTGCACGTCCTTTTCGACCTGGTTCGGCAGGTCCTCGTCGTCGCAGTCCGGCACCTCGTTGGAGTTCATATTTGAGGTGCGGTCGACGCCGCGGGTGGTGATCCCGCAGATGATGGCGTAGGTGCCCGGGGTGTCGGTTTCGAGCTCGACGGCGGTTTGCGAGAATTTAGCGGTATCGGCGACAGTCATAGTATTTCTCCAATGGAAGGGGCGCCGCGTGGCCGGCGAAGCGACGTGGCTGGACAAGTTCCAGCATTCCGGCTCATCCTCGCCGCCCTTGGAGCCATGAGGAACGGCGATAAATGCAGGGATTTTTGGGGGTTGGGTCGGCTCTTGGATTCGTGGTCGCGGGGGCTGCAGCCTATCTGACCCGGTCAGACATTCAGCTTGGAATTGTGGCCACAGGCTTTTTCGCCGGATTGATCCTGTGGGGCCAAGCCGTCCTCATCGGCCGGATCGAGATGCTGGAGGCTTACGCTTACGAGGCGCGCCAGCAGCGGACGGAGTAGGCCTGTCGGCGACAGTTGCTGCCCCTGAGGCAAGCGCCGCCTCGATTAAATCATGCGGCCGAAGCTGCGGCTCCGGCGACGGCTGAACGTTGAACGAAAACTTGCTCTTCGGCCGCTGCCAGTTGAACTCGCGCAAGAACACCGCGCGCATCAGACGGCTTCCTCGATTGCCGCCTCGACGAGGACGACGCCATGCGTCGTCACGCCATCCGGGTCAGCGAAGGTCTGTGAAGATGCCACCAGCAGCTCGGCTAGGGCGTGCTCGCTGAACGGCAGGTCCTGCTCGTGCAGCAGTGTTTTGACCCGGCCGCAGATCGCCTTGGCGCTCATCGCCCCGACTGCCCGGCTCCAGACGTCGATCTGCAGCGTGTGCTCGCCACCGGTGATGCAGTCCGCATCGTCGGCGACAACTTGGTGCGGGCCGAAGCTGATGTAGGCCTGTCGGGCCGCGAAGCCTGGCGTCGGCACCCGGTCATAGATGCCGTCGACCAACCCCATCAGCGTCGCATTCGCCGTGAGCGCGGCGAACACTACGCGCTGCAGTTCCTCGGCCGGGCTCATCGCGTTGCCGCTTCTTTCAGCGCCTTGCTGACCGCCCGGGTAGCACGCGCCTTGGCCTTCTTCTTGTTGAGCCGATACGCCGGATAGAAGAACGGATGCGGAGCCGCGCCGCTGCCGGTCGCGCTCGAGGCGTGCGCCTCGTGCCCGAATTCGACCCAGCGCGCGTACGGTGCAGCGTCATTCCCCGCATAGATGGTGATCCTCAGCGTGCCTTCCGCCGCCGCCCGGACGGTTCCAAGCGTCAAGGAATTCTTAGGCGCATCACCCCATGTCCAGCCGATGCTGTCGCGTAGCCTACCAGTCTTTACCGGCACCAGACTCTTGGCCGTGGCGACGATCTCCTCGGCGCTTTGCTCGAGCACGCCGCGCACAGCCGCGCGCACGGATTCGGGCACCACCTTGAGCAATCGGCGCTGCATCTGGGCAATACCCTCGACCATCAGCGGAGCCGCGCCGCCGCGACCTTGACGCCCGTCACGGCCTCGTAGGTCAGCGATACCTTGCCGTCTGAGCCGCTGCGGAACGGCACCGGCAGCGGCGGAATGATGGCGACCGCGCCGGCCGCCACCGCCAGCACGATACTGCTGCGGGTGAGCTCGCCGTTCTGGCCGTCATCGATCTCGGCATAGGCCGGCGTCACGGTCACGGTGTGCGAGCCGGAATCGGTATTGCTGATGATGATGAAGGTCTGGTTGCTCCAGACGAACTTGTCCCCGCCGCCGGCGGCCGAAGCGAAGCTCACCGCCGCGCCGTCCTCATCAGAAAGGTCCTGTACCGTCAGGTCTGCCATGCTGGCCTCCTTGCCTGCTACTACGCCGCTCGTGGCGAGCAGCTCGATGAAATTGCGATGTTCAGGTTGCCATGCACTCGAACACAAGAATCTCGGTGCCCAGCCGCCTGCACTCGACGCTCTCGATCGTGACGATCTGCCCATCTACGATCATTTGGTCGTAGCAGGCGGGCGGACCAGGCCAGCCCGCGGCTGCGATTTCGGAATTGCCGAACGTAACCTTGAGGCGTGTCGCGCTCGGCTGAGGTACCTGCGATTGAGCTCCCTCGGAAACCCCGTGGACACTGACATCCACAGGGCTGGATACGTCACCCGTCAAGACATTTCGCCGCAGCGTCATTGGGCGCCCGAACCGCACCAGTGCGCTTGCGATGGATGAGGCGGCGCTCATCCGAGCACCGGAACGCGGTAGGCATCGAGCGTGCTCGCCACCTGTTCGGCCGTTCCCGCCGGTACCTGCGTCGGATCGAACAGCGTGTAGGCATAGAGGCCGCTCAGGATGTTCTCGCTCCGCAGCAGCGGGTCCCGGGTCCGGCTGAAATTCATCGCGCTCACCATCTGCGTCACCGCGTCCTGCAGGTCGAGCGGGATGGCGTCGTAGCCGGCGTCGTAGGTCAGCGTCACCGGCGTCGCGCACCAGCTCGTGACTGCGGTGCCGCTGAGGCGATAGAGCAGGCCTGAGGCCATATCCAAGCGATAGTCGGTGTCCTGGACCAGGGCCGTCGTCCCCTCGACCAGCGAAGCGATGCTGGCGATCGGGAACCGGCTGGCCTGCAGTGCCTGTTCCCCGCTCGCCTGCAGGCGCGAGAACGTCAGGTCGAACACATCCTCCACCGTCTCGAGGGCGAACACCCGGTTGCAGTATTGCGCCGCGGCCGCGGAGGCCTTGGAGATCGCCCGGGCGAGGAACGCGTCGGAATCGGTGCCACTTATGCTGAGGTCATCCTTGAGGTCGTCGAGGGTCACAAGGTCGTAGCTCTCCGCCGCGGCAATGACGGTGGTGGTGACGCGCATCAGCAATCCTCGAAAAGGTCAGGTGATCGTCACGGCGCTCTTCGGCGCGATGCCCGGCACGCCGTCCGCATCGGTGCCCTCGATGTAGAGGTCGATCGACCCGGCGCTGAGCGCGCCGCTCGTTTTCAGCGACGTGCCGCTCACCGTGAACTTCCCGCCGATGCTCTTGGCGGTGTAGCTCGCGGCGCCGCCCAGCGTGGCGACCGTCGTCCCCGAGGCCGTCGCCGCCGGGATCGTCCCGCTGGCAAACCCAGCGCCCCAGGTGATGGTCGGCACGGGCGGCTTGGGTGGAAAGACGCCCGTGGCATTGGTCTTCGGGGCGTAGAGCTTGACCGATCGGATCGTGCTCTCGATGGTGTGGTCGAGCGCGACCCATTCGTTCCCCGAGCCGGGCCAGATGCCGAGACCAAGGATAAACTGCATCGCCTGCTGGAAATTCGCGCTCGCGTCGAAGCCCGTAAAGGTCGCGAGCAGCGCGCGGTCGGCGTAGAACATCACGGTATCAGCGGTGACGTGCGCCCCGACTTTCAGCGCCCGCCCGGCGATGGTCCCGCCCGACGCGGCGTAGTCGTCGCCGACCACATCGGTCGTGCCGCCGGTGATCTGGTCATGGACGTGCACGGAAATCTTGTCGGCGGCCGTGTCGCTACCGAAGCGCTCCAGGTAGTCGATCTCGATCAATTCATTCGCGACCTTGCCCTCCGTCCACCACGACGGCCACGCCACCGGATCGTCCGGCAGCGTCATGTCCGCCTCGACGTAGTAGGGCGGCTCGATGCTCAGCGAGGTGTCGGTGGTCAGGGTGACGGCGAGGTTGCGGCGTTTCGCCGGAGAGGCGGCGCCGAGCACCTGAATATCGAGCAGCGCGCCGGTCTGGCCCGCCGCGGTGCCGTTCGGGGAATAGCCGACCGTCAAATCTCCCGAGCCGGTCGGGATTTCAACGTCGAAGCTGATCTCCTTGTGCGCGCCGACATCGACGCACTGCTGGTTGGACAGCACCTTGCCGGTCGAGTTCTCGATGGTGGCGAACGTCCCGGTCCAGGCCAGCTGGATACCCGACCCGCCGAAGCCGCACTTGACGTATGCTCGGTTTCCGGAGGTAAGCGGTGCCCAAGCGTAGACGACATGGACCACCTCGCCGGTGTGGCTGGTGAGCGCGCCGGGATTGAAGCTCTCGTGGTCTTCCCAGTTGTTCGCGGTGCCGGTTACTGTCTTGGTGACCACGCCATCAATGGTGGCGCCATTCACCGAGGTCGCCCCATTGTCGTACCAGTTCCCGCCCCCGACCGGCGTTCCCGCCACATAATCCGTCGCGTCGACCGCCTCCGCGTAGACCGGGATTACTGCCTGCAGCAGCGGATAAGTATCCGCCCCGGTCGCCCGCAGCACCAACCCGTCGGCCGTGATGTCGGCCATGCCGAGCGGCGGGAAATCGGGGTCGGTGGCCTGCCAGTCGAAGGCGTGGCCCAGCTCCAGAAACCCGGCGCCGGGGCCGGTCGCTGTCGTCCAGCCCTGCCGATAATCAAAACCGCCCGAGCCCGTGTCGTCCGTCCCCGGATTGTACCAGTAGCCCGCCGGCTCCCACGTCCCTTTGCCCGTGGCATAGCCGGCCGGCGTCGGGCCGCCGGTGCGGAAGGACAGCGAGGCGAAGCTGTCCTGCCAGACCAGCGGGAATGCGAGGCCGGTGACGCCCTCGACTTCGA